AAAGTAGTTAGACTTTATTGTCCGTCTTGTTGGCAGCATGCTATAAATGTGCTAGAAGACTACGCTCAAAAAGAATGATAATAGGATTTGAAGATACAGATAGCACTTATGCTAAACTTTTAATTAAGCTTAAGCATGAGGGTATAACCAAGCGCGCTTTTTTTAGAGGTGTTGTAGCCTCTTTTCTAGAAGAGGATCCCTCTTTTATGGAGTATATTTTGGTGTTCAAGAAGAGAAAAAATTTATATACTAAGAGTAGGCAGAAAATACTTGACAAGGAGAGAAAAGTAGGGTATGATATAGAAGAACAATCGGGGTTATCGAGAGAAGAAATCTCAGATTTGTTTGATATCTTTGATGAGGAATTGGGTGTATAAAATGAAAGAATGTGCTAGTGAGTGTGTGGAAAGCAATAAGACATGCAAGAACAAGGATTGTCGATTATGGATGAAACATCGGAAAGATTTAAACTGTAGCTTAATCGCAATAGAGAGAAATGGATCGATGACATTGCATCAAATCAGTGATAGATTGGACATAAGTTACGTACGCGTTAAGCAAATACAAGACGCCGCGATACAGAAGATTGATAAGGAACAAATGCGAGATGAACTTTTTGTGCTAGAAGATGGCTTTTTTTAGATTTTCGAAACTATTTATAAACTGTAAAAGTGTTGTATCTACATTACCGCACAAAAGGAGACTCTTTATCATGACCAAAAAGAAACCATTACTCAAGGAAGGTACGATTCGCCAGTTTATGAAACTAGCTAACATTGAGCCACTCGCATCGTCTTTCGTAGAGAAAATGAATGAAGGCGAGGATATCGTTGTTAATGAGCCACTGGAAGTAGTGGGTACGCCAGGCGCCGTCCATGACTTTACAGACGAGCCGTTGGACGTGCATGTACAGAAAGAAGAGTTAGAAGATGATCTAGAGGTCGAAGATGAGTTAGAGGTTGAAGAACCCACCCCAGAAGACGCAGACAACGTAGACGTTGCCGCACTGGTTAAGGCAATTGCCGGCGCCATTGAACAGCACACGGGAGTTGCCGTCTCTGTAGACGATAACGAAGAAGAGCTTGGTGATGAAGAAGTAGAACTTGGTGATGAAGAAGTAGAACTTGGTGATGAAGAAGTAGAACTTGGTGATGAAGAAGTAGAACTTGGTGATGAAGAAGTAGACTTAGCTGACGCAGAAGAACTTCCGCTTGAAGAAGAGACTGACCTTGAAGAAGAGACTGACCTTGAAGAGGTTGTCTCCGCAATTGCTGAAAACGTCACCAAACGTCTTAAGCAGATGGCTAAAAAAAAAAAGTTAAGTGAAAAGCGTACTCTGAAAGAAGAATACCCGTTCCCGGTCGCTAAAGACACCAGAGGCGCCTCGGGCATTTATGGCCCATGGGCGAGCGACGACGATGAAATCGCCGCCTACTCCGCCGCGGAAGATGCCCAAAATGGAGCAGAGGATACCACGGACGCATTCCGGGCGCAGTATGATCAAGGTAAAGATATTGGCATGGAACCAGCGCCCAAGACAGCAGCAGAGAAAGAACTCACAAGCAAGCAGACTAAGGCTCGTACGGGATATGATGGAATTACCGCAGCGGTAAGAAAGATGCCCGGATTAGCTAAATTTCCAGGTGGCCAAAAGGCGGTGGATAAGCTGGCAAAGAAACTAGGATTGAAAGCCGGCAAAGATTTTAGGAACTATCCTCAAATGAAGAATGCAATCTTAAAAGCACTGAAAGGTGGAGAGACACGCAAACCTGCGTATGCGAAAAAGCCAATGAGTGGTGATCCGCAGCGTGACTCACTGGATGCCCAACGCGCCACTAACGCGAACAGAGGTCAAAAGTAAGGGCCTCCTACTTTCCTGCTAGAATTAAAAAAAACCACCTTCGGGTGGTTTTTTTACTTGACAAACAGATAAAATGTGTTTATAATAGGATCATTAGAATTTGAGTTTTGTCAATAACTATTTACAGGAGGTAAATTATACTATGGAATATTTTAGGCGATGCTCACTTTTCTTCATGCGTTCTTTTACGGAATTTATTTTGGCGCTATCATACGCGCCCATACCCGTTCCTATCAATACCACAAGAGGAAGATCCTACATTATCAAAAAGAGAGAAATTTAGGCGCCATGGCTCGCCACTTCAGGCGTGCCTTAGTTATCAAAAAGAAAATCAGATTAACAGAGTTCAGAAAACATCGGAGAATAAATGACAACCAAACACTATCTCAACACAGAAGAAGGTCTGAATCAAAAGATTCTAGACGGAGTAAATAAGCTAGCAGACAATGTTGCCGCTACAATGGGGCCAAAAGGTAGGAACGTTATACTTCACGCTCCCGGCCAAAACCCAATCATCACTAAGGATGGAGTTACAGTCGCTAGGTTTGTAGACTTTGAAGATCCATTCGCAAACGCTGGTGCACAAATAATCAAACAAGCTAGCGAAGAGACTAACACCAACGCCGGCGATGGAACCACTACTGCTACTGTCTTGGCAAGAGAGATTTTAACACAGGCACAGCGACATTTGGTGGCGGGCCATTCTCCTGTCGAACTTAAGAAGGGGATTGAGAAAGCAACTGAGGCTATAGTAGAAGGGCTGAAGCTGAAGGCACGAAAAATAAAGAAACTAGATGATCTGGAAGATATTGCCACCATCTCAGCAAATGGGGATAGGACTATCGGGAAACTGCTTTCTACTGCCTTAGATATGATCGGAAACGACGGTAGCATAACTATACAGGAAGCGCGCTCGTTGGATACTACACTAGACATCTTAGAGGGATTCCGGTTTGACAGCGGATACGCTGCCGGCGCCTTTGTTAATGACGAAAGGCGTGGAGTGATGAATTACGAAAACCCACTGTTTTTGGTCACAGACGAAAAGATTGAATTTGTAGAAGATATCCTTCCAGTCCTGGAATTAATAGCAAGAGATGGCCGCCCACTCATAGTGGTATGCGAGGATATCGAGGGACAAGCACTAGCAGCAATGATCATGAATTCTGTGAGAGGCACAATGAAAGTAGCAGCGATTAAGGCACCAAGATACGGTGAAGAGCGCCGAAGCATCTTGGAGGATCTCTCTATTAGCGTTGGTGGCACTTTTGTCTCAAGAAGTTCTGGAATGCAGCTCAAGGATGTCAAATTACAGCACCTAGGAAACGCTAAGACTATTGAATGCGACAAATTTTCCACCACGATTGTTGGTGGTAAAGGTGACGACGAAAAGGTTAATGAAAGAATTGAATCTCTCAAGGCAATCTTTGAGAAGACAAGTGGCATACCTGAGTGTGAAAGAATACAGGAGAGGATAAGTCGGCTTGCTAGCGGGATTGCGGTGATTAGTGTTGGCGCAGCAACTGAGGTGGAGATGATCGAAAAGAAACACCGAGTAGAAGACGCGCTAGAGGCAGTCAAGTCAGCTCAGAAAGAGGGCATCGTTATTGGCGGAGGCATGGCTCTCATTAAAGCAGCACATGCAATCGATCAGTTGGAGTTTTATCCGGATGGCGGCGAAGCTTCTTACGGAATGAGTATAGTTCTTCGAGCGGTCGAGGCGCCATTGCGCCAGATGGTAGAGAATGCCGGAGGCCGCCCAGATGTGATCTTGAACGCTGCAAAAGATTTGGATGATGACCACGGATTTGACTTGCGCGGCGATTTTGGAAAATCTGAATCGGTTGACATGTTTAAGAGCGGCATTGTAGATCCGCTAAAGGTTGTAAGATCAGCCCTTCAGAACGCTGCATCAGCAGCCGGAACGCTCATTACAAGCAGTCATGCGATAGTAGCAAAATAGAGTGAATAGATAACTATTT